GAAGTTGTTTCGGACCCTTCAGCAAACTCATTTAGCTGGACAATTACAATTGGTGTGGCATAAACAAAATCAAATCCATGCAGATCTTCGGTTATGGAGGCGTTCATACTTCTAGCCCCATCAACCGTATCCGACCCGGTAGCCGACTCCGTCGTTGTAGCTACAAAACTAGCCGCTGCCGAAACTTGATCAGCAGCCGTAGCGGACTCAGTAATTGCAGAGTTTGTGGCCGTATTGGAACTTACCTGATCCACCCCAGTGCTTGTTTCTTGCACTGCAGCATTTACCGTAAAGTTAGACGCTACCGTATCTGCGCCAACTGCGGACTCATTAATAAAGTCGCTAAATGCGCCATTAGATGAAACCGTATCTGCGGCGACAGCGGATTCTGCAACAGCCGGAGTAAAGACTGCGGTTGCGCTAACTGTCTCAGAAACGCTAGAGGCTTCGTCTGTTACAACACTAATGACTTTTTCAGAGGCTGTAGTTTCAGATGCGTTAGCCAATTCAGCAATAGAGCTAGTAGCAACAAACGCACTTGCCACAGTCTCAGAGCCAGTGACAGATTCATTTACGGCACCAACAGCAGTTAACCCAGCAGAAACGGTTTCAACGGGGTAGCCAAACTCAGAAATCAGGCTATTGACTGCAAAGTTACTACTTACTGCATCTGCCCCTGTAGCTGTTTCATTAATAAGACCTACTGCGGTAAGAATTGAACTTGTGGTTTCAGAAACTACAGCAGACTCAGCAAGTGAACTAGCGGGAGAAAATGCAGCAGCAACTGTTTCAGAAGCTGTCGCAGACTCTAGTATTGATCGAAGAAAAACACCTTGTGCGGAAACGACATCGCTTGCATTTGCTGTCTCATTAATGGCCGCTGCAAAGAAGCCACCAGAAAGACCCGCAAACGGTGTCGCCGCAAAAGGTGCTGCCCCGAACATGTTAGGCCGCTGCTAGATCCGCCTCGTCAAACCAACGCTCATGGTTATTACCTTTGGCATCAGTCCACTCGATCAGATAATAAAAGTTGCCGTCTTCATCCATCCGTAGTGCCTTAACCGGACCTTGGGGGATGACACCAATTACTTTTACGTCTTGGCCTTTTACAAATTTAGTCGCCATGTTTTACTCCTTAAATAGCGTCAAGGCTGAATTGATAAGTCACAGACAGCGTGTCACCAGACACAACTGAACGAGCGCCGGGAGCTTGGAAGGTTGACACCGAGAACAGAATTCCCGAAGTACCTGTAGCTACAGAAGCCAGAAACGCACCAGCCACAGTCACCGTGCCAGTAATTGAAAACGATGCCGGTGAAGCTGCATTATCAATAATTGACGGATCAGCGGTAGAAGCCGTGCCAAACGTTACAGCTTTACGGTTACCGGAATACGAAGAAGTTTCGTTCCAGCCACCATGAGATGCCAGCGTATCGTTAGCGTTATAAGAAGGCGACGGGCTGTTATTGACCAGACCCAGATACCAAGCAGCAGAGTAGTTAGAACCCTTGAAGTACTGGGTATTCATATCCTGCAGACCTTGGTTAACCACAAGATTATGTGCCGTATCTTCCCACTTCAGGTTGCCATCTTTGTCATAGCACTTGAAATGAAATACACCGCCGCCGCGAACCAATTCCTGCGAACCAACACCAGCCGACACGGAAGCGACGGTCAGGTCGGTAGATTTTGCCTTTTCGTTAAACATCATTAACTCCTTAAGAAAGTCTAATTAATCCCGTCGTCGCCCCGGCAACCGGGAACTGCACGGTAAAAGTGTTTTGGGATACTTTGTCGCTCCCGAAATCAAGGACACAAACCGCTGCCCCACCACTCACTTGATAAATGAGGGCGCCACGGACTGTAAACGCCCCCGACCAAGTTACATTTGCAAAGGTGACATACGCCACCCCATCAGCAATACCTTCGGTGGGGGTAAGTGCTTCCCCGCCAGCTACGTATCCTGTGCCAGAAATCTCACCGCTAGATGTGTAAGCGGCTGTCTCAGCAGTCAATGACGCCGAGTTGTTGTACAGCGCAATCTTGTATGCCTGCGAACCATCAAACTTAAACTGCCCGTTGATTAGCCCGTATTTAAAAACGTCGCAGGTGGCGTTACCAGTAAACGGCATATCAGGTCACCCTTTGACGGAACTGGCCGTCCCTGTAAGCATCGCCCCGCTCCATACCATCGCCCAGACGCTTAGCTAGAGCTAACGCTTCGTCATAGCGTTTCTGGTATTGGTTAATTACGTCCTGCTCACCTTTCATAAAGGTATAAGCCTCAAGCAACGAACCGTAAAGAAGCACGGAATCAAAGTTATCACCCAGCCAAGATGTGCCCGCCGTAACGATTGACTCTGGGTAGTAGTAATAGTGAAGCTCTACCGTATAAGAAGCGTCGGGTGTGGGGCCGATTAAAAACGTTAGTTCGTTAGTAATAACTGGCGGGTTAGTGTTTGTAGTAGCGGGGCCAAACAAAGCGTAGCAGTACGGCTTGCCTGTTTCCGTTGGGATGGGAAAAGCTTCACGAATGAAGTTAACGTCTTTATTCAGTAAGTAGCTGTATGCGCCCGTGCCCGGATCAACAACCGCCATAGAATAAACGGCTAAGAAATCTGTAGGGCATGACAAGTACTTATTGTTCTGCGTTGTAAAGCCTGTCACATTCTTACGGATCGACGGGAACTGAACAATGTTGTAAATACGTTGTTCAGCCTGCTGGATGAACGTATCAATCTGCTCTTTTTGGGTAAACGTTACCGTCCCGGTACCAGCGCTATCGGTCCAAGTTGTACCGGGGAAGTCGTTTTCGACATACCCCTTAATTGTTTCAAAGAGCGTTGAGTAGTTCATTTACGCCATCGGTCCTCGGCACTTGATGCCTTTAGTTGCAGCACCATAACCACGCATCGTGATTTCGCCGTTCATGTTTTCCTTGGTGTTAGCGCCGATGCTAACCGTCAGGGAAGGCGACTTGCTATTTACATCTGAAGCGTTGCGGATCTTGGAGTTGCTGTACGAATCCATCGACACAGCCCGCTTCATGTCGGCTTCACTTAGGGTTTTACCTGACATGTTGTGCGGGACTGCGTATGTGCTGGCAGGGCCAACTTCTTTGCCCTTCATCTTCGCGCTGTACTTAGCCATTTAGATACCTACCTTCCGAACCATACGGATGGGTGCTCTTTGGTTGGCAACTTTTGCCAGTCCACGACCCAGTTTTTTCATTTCTAAGTTGGTCTTGCCGCCAGCACGGTAGCCTTTGCCATGCATTTTTTTCTCATGGGTTTTGACTGCCTTCTTGGCAACTTTTTCCATCATGGGTTTATCTTTTTTAATGTCCTCATGTTTCATTTTGTGCTCCTAAGTAGTTGCTACGGTTACTGTGCCAAGCGTAATGCCAAGCGCCAAGTTATTAGGGGTTAGTCCGGCATCGGGGTGATCAGGATCCCAACACGACTTACAAACCAGTATGTTGATGTTTTTGGTTTTGATGACGAGCCGCCGAAGCTCCTTCAGCTTATAGCGAAAGGCGCAACGATCACATTCAGCAATCGCTTTTTTACCGGAAGCAAATCTATTGCCCATGAGTATCAGCCCGCATCAATAAACATCTGTCGTGGCACCAGCCGGTCAGCCGCCTTCTCACGGTCTTCACCCGCAGCCAAATCCCACGCCTCGTCGTACATGCTTTTTAATATATCCAGCCGCCCCATCCCTTCAGGAATTTTAAGCGCTAGGTAGTACGACAGTCCTGCGGTCAGGCAGGTAATAAAACGGAACGGGATGTCAAAGTCTGTAATACCCGTAGATGCATCCTGAATCCTACGCATGCGCCAGTACACCAACGTGTAGGTCTGGGAATCGTCCGGTACAGGCCAAAGGGTGACGCAGGGCAGTTGCTGAAGGCTAACCGCGACACCGGTTAAATGAGACGCCGCCGTAGTGTTGTTCTGCCCACGGAAGCAGTTAGTCAAGACGTTGCCAACTATATAACTATAAAAAATAGTTTCAGACCCAATCTTGACGTAGCCTGATGCCGGAAGCCCAACGGTAGAACTTAACGTAATAGAAGTGACCACCGCGTTAATGCCGCCGTTTAGGGTTAACCCTGTAGGACCAGCGTTGCCAGACTGCCGATTTACATAGATCTGAATCGGGCGAGCCTGCGTCAGTTTGTTTGGGATCGTGGCGTAGGTACTGACAGAAATCCGGGTAATGGTCAGGTCGGCTTGTGTGGCCGAGTTATTGGCCTGTGTCCGAATCACATGCTCCAACAGATCCACCGTATCCACAGGGAGCGGGTAAGTCATCAGCCCCGGTGTCAGGGTGAACGATCCCTGCTCGACAGTCCATAGGTTAATGCCACGGTTGGCCCAATCAGCGAATAAAAGGTTAAGGCTCCTACGAGCTGTGCGTAAGTCATAGCCAGAACGAAGTTGTCCACCCGCACGTTCAAACGCCTCCTCGACGATTTCGTTAAGGTTTAAGGTAAAAGCCGAGGTGCCGGATGTGCTCATCCTATCTTCCTGTGTCTTGCGGTTTTAGCAGCGATGGCTTTTGGTTGGGCAACGAACTGCTTACCTGACGCCTTTCCAGCGCGTTTGGCACGAGTAGTAGCGGCATATTCTTGGGGGGATAGCGATTTGATTGCGCTTTCAGGAAGGTAACGTTCTCCTGTGTCAGACGACCGCTTTCCGCTTTTGGTTCGCCATTTTTGGGCTGACCAAGCTTTGAGACTACGCTGACTTTTCGCAAGTCCACTCACTTATACCCCCCGCCAGAAGCTTTGTACTTCTTAGCCAGAAGCTGCGCCTTACGAGCCGACCACTGTCCCGCCGCCGTTCCCTGCGTAGCGGAGGACTTGATTTGTTCAAACAGCTTTTTACGCATGCCCGGCTTGGTGTAGTTTCCGGCCTGATTGACCTTGGATTCTCCACCAGCTTTAAACATGGTGACGTCTTGCGGTTTGTCTTTCCGCTTGATCGTCTTCGCTTTTGGCATTTTGGATGGGCTAATTGCTCCCATCCCTCGGCTCGCCATCATTTCAGCACTTCCCGCCGTACTTCATTTTCTTAGTCATGCCGCCAGCTTTCATGCCCTTACCGCCAGCCATGACAACTTGTTTGCCCTTGGTTTTACCCTTGATAGCAACGCCATCTTTGCTAGGAGCTGCAGTTTTAACTGCGCCCATTTTGGAAGGAGCCATACCACCTTTTGCGTATTTCATTTTCTTTCCTTTCGTAAATTCACTGCCCACAGACTGGGGAACCCCCACCTTCTTTGCAAACGCTGGGTTGTTCGCCACCGCCTGCATAAATTTTTCCTGCTTTTTTGATACGGCAGGCATCATTTACCTCGCTTGAAGAAGCCGATCAATTTTTTCTTCAAACTTGTTAAAGCGTTCATCAATGTAACGCTCAAGTTTTTCAATTTCTGCTTTAGTGACGTTATCACGGGTCACCTCCAGTTTTGTGTTGTTTAACAACTGTTCCAGCGTATTGAGTTTGTTAATTTTTTCGCGTGCAATAAACCCTGCCACCGTAACTAACGCGGACAAGATGCCAGCCCAAGAAAATAAAACCATTTGTTCCATCAGCATTTCCAAGCTCTTAGTGATTTGTTAATACGGGAGTTTGGATCATTGGCTGTTTTAGCTGACGTCAACTTCTTTTTCATGCCTGTCATGCGGGCGCAGAAAGACTTCTTACGCGAACCGCCTTCGGGTTGCGGAGCTTTAAGTCCGGGTTTTCCGGGATTAGCTGCGTTGTAAGAAGCCCGACCTTTGGCATTTAAGCCGCCTTTCGGGTTTTTACCTTCTTTGCGTTGCCATGCAGGAGTCTTAGCCATAGAACACCACCGCTGTAGTGTTTGCAGCACAAGTCACGTACACGTTTGTTTCGCACAAGATTCCTTCACCGGGAATGATTACGTTTACCGTACCCGGATCTGCGGGGGCTGTGAAAGAAAAAATCGTGCTACCGGCAGCGCCACCGTCTTTAATTGTTACTGTAGCTGCGCCTGCATACGAAATAAGAAGTCCGCGCACGCGTGTGCGGTTATTGTAGACAGTCGTGCTTGTATTAGCGGCGGCTGACCCAGCTCGTACATCAGTTTGCATCGCCATTTTGATTCTCCGTTTGCTTTGCGGCAGCTTCAAGCTGAGCTTTTAGCTCTTTAATTTGCTTAGCTTGCGCTGCAGCAATACCCATAGCGTAATCTCGTTGTCCTTCCAGAAGCTCAAGCATGGCCTGAACCTCTGGATCTTTGTGGGCTAACATTACGGAGTAAAGCTGGCGTATGCAGGTACGTAGTAAGCCGTACCACCAACCATCACTTTGAGAACCTTCGATGGTGATGCCGGTACAGCACTTGCCGTTGGAGCAACCGTGGCAGCAGGGCCAGTCTCAATGTTCACTAAATTCTGAACTTCACCGGTCTGTGTACCGCTGTCAGTAACACGAATGAATGCAGATGTGGCACCCAAAGTTACGTTAACGCTGTAATCAGTGTCCA